GCCAATATTCCCATCGGTGTCTATAGTTCCATACTCGCTGACAGAAACATCTTCTCCGTCAACAAGGATGGTCATCTCTGTGGCGTAAAACTTGTTATCGCCAGCAGAAGTCTTTGCTATGGAGATAATGTACTTTACCATTCTCCATTGTGTTGCATCAAAATTATCAAATACTGTAACGTTCTCAATACCGTTAATGGTATTGTCGTTATTACCAAAGGAACCAAGATTTGTCGCTTGTCCAGCAGTGGTATCAATTAAATCTACATAGTCTTGTTGACTTGGACGATCTCCAGTCTCAAACTTGGTCTTTACATTTGGGATTGATATTTGGGCCATGTATGTATTATAGCATATTTAATTATAAATATTAAATAATCCAGTTGGAAAAACCAATAATTTGGATACCAATTCCTGGGGGATTTGAAGAAGAATATCCCTCAATAATAATTGTAGAGAATCTAACTCTAAAAGGTAATATAGACTCAATCTTTGATAATGGATAACTTACTGTTTCAGGAATAGCGACCCTGTTCCTGTAATCATCAATAATTACAGCAGTAGCCATTAGTCAGTTACATCCTCAATTACAATCATTCTGCCCTGGCAAACTGTCCAGACTCTATCAGCATCGCTTAACTCAACATCAAAAACATCTCCAGTTTGTAGTTGTAAAGTTTGAGCAGATGTAAGAGCAACCGTAAACTCACCTATTTCATCATTTGGTGTAGGTCCTGGAGTAATGGTAAAAATAGTGCCAGCGGAGTCTTGATCAATGTTGTCTGCAATATCTGGTCTTCTAAACTCACAAAGGATGTTCCAGTCTTCAATGATAAGAGGATCTTTATTGTCGTCTGTTGTATAGACTCTAAATCCTGCTGTGTCTCCTCTTACTACCGTCCAAGTTACCAGTGGCGGTCTTAAGCCAACATCATAAGCATTTGTTACTTCTTGTCCTCTATACGTAGCCATAGTTATCCTTTACGAAATTGCCAAACCATTTTTGCCATTCTTTACTTCTCCCCAGGTAAGTCCTGGAAGAGTTGTTGAAATAGCAACGTTATTAATTTTATAAGATTTTCCAGTTGATAAATTCAGGTGACCATTTATTGAGTTATCCCCAACAAATGAATTACCACCCTGCAAATTTGCTTTATCTAATAGAACATCTTCTGTTTGCAAAGCAAGAGATTCAATATCCTGATGAACGTTAACCTCATCTGTTAACAATGGATATGGAAGAGAATATGTACCTGTTGCGCCTGAACTCATAGTATTTCTATTATACCACCTCAAAAATGTAACTTACAATGTTATCAAAAAGTTATAAATGATACTGGACAAAACGGACATAAAACTTTACTTGCTAGTAGATTATGCTATACTAGATTATGAGGCCAAATTGGTCTCATTCGTTTCTTAGGAGGTAAAAACTATGAGAGAAACAAAAGCGTGGTTTGGGGTAATGTTATTGGTGGTGTCTTCTTGTATTTTTGCTAATAATGCAAATGCAACAGATAGCACTACTAAAAACAATTTACTAAGTCAGTCAGCGTCCGTGAAGCCTACCGCCCATAAAGCGGTTTTTTTAGTTTCTAGGGCAGAAATATTAGAAAAGTATGAAAATAAGCCAGTCCTGTCAGATAAGGACTTGGTTGTAATCCTTAAGGCTGTAGGGTTTAAGGGCCAGGATCTAAGAGAAGCCTGGGCAATAGCAAAGAAGGAATCTAATGGTCAGCCAATTAGGTTTAATGGAAATACCAGCACTGGCGATAGTTCGTATGGCCTTTTTCAGATTAATATGATCAGAGACCTTGGACCAGAAAGACGTAAAAAGTTTAATCTGGACAACAACTTTGAACTTCTAAATCCAGTTGTTAATGCACGTATTGCTTATCACATGAGCAATGGTGGAAAGAACTGGTCTGCTTGGAAGGGCATTACTGGACGAACAAAAGAGTGGATGAAGAAGTTTCCAATCTAAACAGTATTATGCAAATTTGCTGCTGCTAATGTGATTCATCTCTATGTGATTTATATTCATATGGCTTGGTAGTGAGGCTACCCATCTTATAGACTCTGCCATGTCCTCTGCAGTTAAAGCACTAGACTTTTTTTCTTCTTGTGTGTCTATTGTTCCTGGGCAAATTTCTGTTACCTTAATGTTGTATTGTGGGAACTCTAGCCTCATTGTATCTACAAGAGCCATCTCTCCTCTTTTTGCATTTGTATAGTTACCGCCATTACGATATGGAACCTTCCCTCCAAGCGACGTAATAAAGATAATTGTTGCAGATTCTGACTTTTGCATATTTGGAACAAATAACTGAGACAAATACATTGGACCTATAACATTAATATCGTAGGCTATCCTAAAATTTTCAGGTGTCTCATTAATAATAGCGGTTGGTCCCGATCCTCCGCCTGCATTATTAACCAACAAATCCAAAGATATGTTTTTATATTTTTCATGAAACTGTTTAATTTGATCTGAAGAGGTTATGTCTAATTGATGAATCTCTACATTATCAGACAGCAAAGACTTCATCTTTTCAATATTTCTAGAAACAGCAATAACTTTATATCCTGAATTAGAGAGCAACTTTACGGTTGCGTATCCAACACCCTTGCTTGCTCCAGTTACTATTGCGGTTTTCATGTTATATTTGGCCACTCTCAAGTTTTAGATAATATTCTTCAAAATCTATAAACTTAGGAATATTATTAATAATTTCTTGATTTTTATATGTATACTTTAGTCTTGCCTTTTCCATTTCTTCCCATTTTTCTTTTCCATATTTATTTTCCATCTCTAGCCATCTTGGATGTGGTTCTTTGTTATATCTCCAATATGTTCTGATTATGTACTTTTCTCCCTCAAGTACTGATTTAACTCCATGGTAATGTGGGTGACCAGACAAAAATACAACTATATCTCCAGCACTAGGTTTATACGTATAATCTTCTTTTATTATATTTATATCATCATCTACAAACCTAAACTCAACATCTCCACCTTGATAGTTATCATTTAAATAAAATACTGCAGTAATTCCAATTTGTAAACCACCAACATATTCTAACTCCCTTTGATAGTCTGTGTGATGATGCATTGCATAAGGAAATTCTGGACGAACATGATACTTAGCAACATTCCAGGGTAGGTATAGCCAATTATCTAGTTCTATGCTATTTTCTTGTAAATAAAGTTTTGTTACTTTATAGAATAAATCATCTATAGTTTTTTCAAAATATCCTGGGTCACCTTTATTTATTGCTAATGGATAGAACTCATTTAATTTATTGCTCCATTCATCATTTGTTGGAAAAGAATTAAATCTATGGTCAACCTCACTACCGTTTGCCATAGTGCCAAAAGTATACCAATCAACCCAATCTCTATTTTCATTAAAATATTTAACTATATCTTCATGATCTTTTAAAGCATTTTTAAATACCCAAACTGTGTTATGAATTTTTTCAATATTAAAGTCTTGCATTACATTTTGCCAGTGTTCATATCCATGTTATTGTGAATCCAATGTCCAGGAACCATATACTTAAAGCCAGACTTAACTAGGTGTGCTGTATGGTAATATGGTGCAGATGAAGGGAATATAATAACGCTATTTGCTTTTGGCTTAATTCCAAAATCAATACTATTGTTCTTTACTGCTTCATCATAATCTAACTCTGGGCTTGGTCTATTGTTTAAATCTGTATACTCTGATAATGTAAAAGATATTTCTCCGCCTTCACAATCATCATTTAGATACATAACCAGAGAGTACCTTAGTGTTTTGTCTCCATCTAATTGATCAAAGTGAGAGCCCATACCAGTGTTAGTATCATATTTTTTAATATTAAAGGTAGGGAAAAGTCTAGGTTCATCATTATCCCCTAGAGCAGTAGCATAGTCTTTAGATACATTATAAAGAGAATCCATAATATTATTATAAACAAATAACATTTTGCTTTTATATGGTTCATTCATTTTTTCAATTGAAGAAAGATCAAATGCCTTTGTTTTGCCATAAATATGTTCTTCACTGCTAGAAGAGACCCAATTTCCCCAAAAGTCAACTGAATCTTTTTTAGACAAATCTTCAAGTTCGGAAATAGTTAACATAAGTTCATCAAAGTTGTCTATTGCATCTTCGTAATAGTAAACCTTTTCTTCTAATATATTTTTTTTCATTTAGTTCTCCATATCCTAGTATTTGTTATTTTCATAAAAATCTTTAACCTTAATAAAGCCAACCAATACATATCTTATAGGACCAGGCCCGACATGTCTTACACCATGGTTAAATTCTTCTGTGCCAGGAAATATGACTAAAGAACCTGGTTTTGGTTTTAACTGTAAGTCTTTGTTGCTAAAAAATAATTCTCCATCGGCATAGTCATCATTAATATAAATTATTGTAGCATATTTAATGGATGGATCCGTATGCTGATCTGTATGATCTTTTAGTTGGACACCCTCTTGCATTCTTTGTAAAGTTTTTAACCCTGTAGCGATTAATGTGCTATCAGATGAACTTACTAATTCACCCAACGTACTAATAATTTTTTCGCTTACTGGATGACTAACTAAGTCAAAGTTTTTATCTTCCCATCCAACTGTTATTTCAAACTTTCCATCTGCAACTAATTGATCTACATCATCTGTTCCAAATTTTTCTAAACAAAAACGTTTGAGATTTTTAGTATACTCAATTTTCCAATCATCTTCTTGTAGACTATTTATAGTTAAGTTTAACTTATTTAGATCATCTTTAGATAAAAAATCCTTAACAACAAGAACATGAGGAATAATCTCATCTACGCCATAGCCAGATGACTCAAACTCTTTTTTAAGAAATGTTGGCATTTAGTTTGAATCCTCAACTTTATATGGATTTCCGTTTAGATCAAGTTTATACCCATCTTTTAACAGTTTTTGCCATTCTTCTTTTTCAGCCTTTTGAGCATCTCGTATCTTTTGCATTTCTTCTTTCCATTGGGCTCTTAGTTCTTCAGGGTAATCTTCTTCTTCTCTATCATCCCAAAATGAGCCTAAAGTATATCTAACACCCTTTGTGATAAGTGTAACTTCATGCATGTTTTTAAATCCTCCTGCAAATGCTGCAAGCAGTCCAGTTCTTGGTGGAACTGTAATGTCATGTCCTGGAAACCTAAGCAATCCACCCTCAAAATCATCATTTAAGTACAAAAATGCAGCATATCTACTTCTTTCAAATGGCCCAGTGTTGCCATGCTCATCTGTGTTGTCTGAGTGAAGTCTAGCATAGGCTCCTGGTTCCCATTTTTGTGTGTGATATCCAATTTGAACAACTTTTTCTCTAGGTATTTCATGGACAGATGAAACAGCATCAATAATTGAACTCTTTACATCTGAAAAAAATGTTGCAGGCAAATCAAAATCATAAAGTTCTTTTGCTTCATCTGATGGCAAAACTGAAGAGTATGACTCATAAAATGAAATTGGTGTCCATTTAATTGTTTCATTTGCAGCCTGAGCATCTAAAACTTTAATTGCCTTTTCGCACTCTTCTGCTGTTAAAAAGTTTTCATATAATACAATATCTTCAGTTAATCTAACCTTATTTTCAAGATTCATCATTAACTCCATCCACCAATGTCCTGTAATACTTCTTATCTGGATCTGGTTTAATTTCTCCAGTATGCTCTAATATCTCCCAGAAAAATGGACAAGTATAGCGAATACCATTTTTAATTTCTGTTACTCCGTGAACATAGTTCATGTCTCCTGGGAAAAAATATGCAGCACCACGCTTTGGTTTAAACTGTATGCCTTGAAGTGGGAAATAAAGTTCTCCACCCTCATAGTCTTCATTTAGATAAAATAAACTTGCAATATCATAATAAGGGAAGTCATTTGGCAAACCAGCATCTGGACCATCATGGAGTTCTTTATCTGCATGTGGGTTTTGAAATTGACCTGGAAGCCATCTCACAATTGTTGTTCCTGTTGGCTGAACTCTTACATTATAAAAATTTTCAATAATTGGCTTTAGCCTTGCATATAGACCCTCAATAACTGGACCTATCTTAATATCGTTCTTGTCTAAAGATGGTCTTGATGCAACACGATCTTTCCAATATCCCGCATCGTAGATAACAGTTCCATTTTCATTTGCATGGCTTTGTGTAACGTCCCAAATAGTTATTGATTTTGCTGCTTCTTCTAAAAAATTAATTTCATCTTCTGTCATAAAATTTTCTAATTCAATAATATTTTCTGGGCCGTGCCCAAAAAACCCCGAAGGTGTTGACGAAGGAATTCTTGTGACTTGAATAGGTGTATTTTCGTTCATCATAAGATTATACCATTAATCCTTTTCTTTGGTTGTATAGTCATTAACCTTAAGAACTAAAGACTTTACTTCATGTTCTCCAATTTTATTTCCTTGATAATCTACTGCATCCCTGTAAAAATTAGTCCATTTACCCATGTCGGTTATGCGCTTCCACTCCTTCATCTTATTTTCTTTCTTTATATGTTCTTCTGGGTTTTCTTCTTTATCGTATACGTTTAACTCAAAATTTGAAAGTTCACCCAAAGAAATAGGAATAAGAGTTATTACTGGTGTTCCAGCAGGTATAAGAATATTTGTGTTTGGACGAGTTATTCTCCAGGCTATGGGCAAAGTTTCATCATAAAAAGAGGTTGACATTAAAGATGTAAATGGCATCGCTCCATCAATAAAAAAGTTTGGAGGAACAATAGATAACATAGAAACATTTTTATCAGTTTTAAAGATCATGTCAGAGTGAAAACTAATAGTAGCATTTCCTCTATCAGTAGAGCACAACTCTTTACCTTGTAAAATTTTAACATGGTTGGGACTGGTATCTGATATTCCGTCCCAAACAAATTCAATGTCATCTAAAAAAGAAATTGAAAATCCTATAGAATTAACAAGAGATACTGGAAAACACTTATAGGCATGCCTATCAATTGTATTATCCATCCAGTCTCTTTGAACTCTTGTTTGTTCAATTTTTGCTCTATGACCTTTACGTTTTTTTACTACTATGGTTGGCATTTTTATTCCTTATGATACATATCGTTATAGTCTGTCATAATAACTACAGAATATTTAGTCCCAGAAAAAACCTCAAGAGATGCATGCTCATAAACAAAATTAGAAGGAAAAAGAATAATATCTCCTGCTTCTGGTTTAACTGTTAGTCCTTGTCTTGTAAATTGAATCTCTCCGCCTTCGTAATCATCATTTAAATAAACAACAGCAGATACAGTACAAGTATAATATGGGCCATGATCTCCGTGAATCTTAAAATATTTTCCAGGAAGGTACTTAACAAAGTTAAATGCTTCTTTATAATGCATTTTTAAATGCCAAAGACTTTCATAGTGTCCTAGGCAATAGTCTAAACTTTTATCAACGCTCTCGTGTATATCAAAAAGAACTTGACTAAAAGATATATCTTTTCCTAAGTTTTCTCTTTTATATTTAAGGTCTACACAGTTTCTAACCTCATTGTGATCTTCTTTTGCATTTACCTGTGCTCCAGTCCACTTTATTCCAGGTAGGCCGAGAGATATTTCATTTTCAAGACTATTGATAATATTTACACACTCATCTTTTTTAATTGCATTTCTGTATAAATTAATGCCATAGTCAAGATTGATAACAGTAATATCGTTATATATAGTTTGAGTTTCTAGTCGCTTGCTAGTAGTTTCTTCTCTTGGAAGTGTTGTCCAATCCATTATTCGTATCTCCTAGGCTCCCATACTTGGTTTTTATAAACTCCGCCGTCTGGCACACGATATTTAGCAGAATTATTTAAGTTTTTATTATACATCATTCCTGCATCTTCAATAATTAACTGTGATTCCCAGTCTTCTCTTTTAAAAGGTAATAATTGAGCATAAGGAGTTCCTTTTTCTATTACCCCCTCAAAACCTTTAATAAGAAAAAAGGGCATAGACCCTGGCAAATTTACCTTATCATTATCAATTATTCCAGAAGTAGTAAGGAATGGTAGTTCAAACCTATTAAATGGCTGTGTATACAAAACGCTGTATCCTTCTGGTGTTTCAACTGCCCAATCTGGAAACCATGCAAAATGATTTTCATAGTAACCTGCTGGATGCTCAAACTGTGGCATCGCTCCTCTTGGAGTACAAAAATCTTGATAGCGATCATCAGATATAGTTACCGACAATGTATTTACGCCAGTTATCTTAAACTCTATGTCGCAAGGAGTTTTTAGTGTATATCCTGTTCCCAGGATATCAAAGATTGCTGGACATGCCTTCCATGTTGGAATTTTTCCACCATCTGGACCTTGCCAAAATTCACCATCTAACTTTTTTGCAAAACGATCTGCTTTGCGATACCAATCTGGAATAGTCTTAATGATTGGTCCTGGAGCAGACTCACTTTCTTTTGTTAGCCAAGGTCTATTAGAAACAAATGAAATTAAATTTTTCATGAACCTGTTTCTTGATAAAATTCTGGCTTGTGATATTTATCACTATAGTCAAGCATTGTAACAAGAGAATACTTTGTACCATTTTCTACTGGCATTGCTCTATGTGGATACATATAGGTTGATGGGAATATTACTACATCCCCCGCTTTTGGAGTATACATAACATCTTGTTGACTAAAATGCAATC